GTCGGCCAGCTTCAGCTGGATTTCCTGGGCGAGGACGGCAGCAACGCGAGCGTTGCCGGAGAGAGTCGAGTATTCGGTGAGAGCCATAGTGGCGTACCTCGATGATGATGGTTGATCGTCATCCCGGCTTCGCTGATACGGGGCTCGACCCGACGGGTACGCGTAGACTAGCGCACTGCTCGCCTACGCGCACGCGTCGAGCTGCTAGCGGTCCAGCCCGAGGATCGCCGCGCGTGCTGCTTTGTACTCGGCAGGGCTCATGCGCGAGATGGCCTCAGGCGAGTACTGCGACGGGGCCCCACTGGGTGCGTTCGTCACGCCCGCGTTCGCGGGAGGAGGGGGCGTGGTCGGCGTGGTCGGCGTCGTGGGTGCCGCGGCAGCGGGCGCGGCCTCGGGCATGTACGCGCGGACGGCCTTCGGGAGCTTGTCGCCAGCGAGCCACTCCCCGAGGGGAGGACGACCTTCCGCGGGGAGACGGTCGTACGCCATACGCACGAAGTCCATGCCCTCCTGGTCCGTGATGCCGCGCGAGAAGAGCTCGCGCTCCGTCTCCCACTGCGTGCGAGCCTGCGAGAACTTCGTTTCCCACTCCGTCGCGCTGGCCTTGTAGGTGTCGGCCTGCTTGACCATCTCTTGCGCCTGGTCGTAGCGGCTTTGCAGTTCCGCCATCTGCTCGCGCAGCTGCTTCCGCTCTGCGCTCAGACTGCGGATGCGTTCCTCGGCACGCGAAGTGCCGACCTCGTCGGGGATCGTGGTGTCGTCGGGCATGGTCACTCCTTGCGGGTTGCTTCGTAGGCCCGCAGGACGCGTCGTGCCCACGCGCGTCCCGAGTCGCCGCCCCAGAGTAGCCAGGCGATGCGACCCGCGGAGGGGTAGCCGGGAGCCCCACGCCGTGCGGCGGGAGCGTTTAGATCGATTTCGTGGCGGTCGAAGTATGCCACCATGCGGCGCAGCGTCTCGACGCTCATCACCTTGCGCTCGGCCAGCTGGGTCGCGCGTCGTGCGCCGATAGCCGTCCCGCCGCGGTTGTACTCAGCGCGGAGCTCAAGGCCGCGTCGTGCCTCGGCTGCGACGGCGGCAGGCGCGCGAAAACCTGCACGCGCCCCCTCCTCGAGGAAGCGGCGCAGCACTGCCGGGTCCGTTGCCGCTAGGAAGCGGCGCTGGCGTTCACTAACTATCGGCAAGCGGTTCCTCCGAGGTGGGTTCGTCGCCCTCCTCCTCCTCGGCAGGTTCCATCTCGGCGGCAGGCGTCATGCGCTCCTCGGGCTCGTCCATCTCTTCGGCGTCCTCGGCCATCTCGCGCGCCTTGTTCATCGCGTCGATCTCGGCCAGCATCGCCGCGGCGTCCTGTTCCGTGAGCGCGTCGTCGAAGAGACGGAGCGCGTCGATGCGCGTCATGAGGCCCGCGTCGAGGAGCTCAAGCGCGTGCTTCCGGCGAGCGTCCAGCTCGGAGCCGGACAGGGGAATGGAGCGGTACTGCACCGAGTAGCCGCCCTCCGGGTACTGCGTCCCCAGCACGCGGTTCAGCAGGATCGCGGCCTTCATGACCAGCTCTTCGTCGCTCTCGCGGAAGCTCTGGGCGTAGGACCGTTGCGCCTCGCGCTTGCCCTCGTTGCTGAGGGCGATGGCGTACCCGGACCGTGCCGTGCCGCCCATCCGCTGAATGTCGGCGGGGGAGACGCCCGCATCCTGAGCGAGGCGATTCGCGCAGGCCGCGATGGTCTGCTCAAGGATCGTCACGTCCTGTCCGGCCTGCCACTGCCCGATCACGGGCTGCTGCTCATCGGTGGCCCGAAGCATGAGCACGGTAGCCGGGTCGGAGACGACCTCGCGCCGCGCCGACGAGACACCGCCCTCGAGCGTGGCGCCCTGGGGCTCCGCGCCGACGATGTACCGCTGGGGCCACGACGAGTCCTTGATGGCGTGGAAGAGCATCGAGTAGCTGACGGCGATGTTCAGCGAGCCCTCGACGACCTCGACGCCTTCCCACGCGTCCCACAGGCGGTCGCCGATGCGCTCCGCATGGTACAGGACGTACGGCAGAACGGGGCGCCCGTCGTTCCGACGATACGGGTAGGCCGCGCCCGAATAGCTTCCGCCCAGGTAGATACCGGACAGGTCCTCGCCCATCTTACCGCCGTCCACGTAGGCGCGGACCTCGTAGATGGGGTTGTCGGGGTTGGAGATATCCAGCACGTCCCACGTCCAGCGTGGCTTGCCATCCACATCCAGGCGCTCGCGCAACTCATGCACGGCTACCGGGTAGTCGGGACGGTCGGCGAAGGACCGCGCGACGGTCATGTCGGGAGCGACAGGCCGGAACGTGAGACGCCCATCGGCGGCGACGTGGATGCGCTGCCAGTACTCGCGGCATCCGACGACCAGCTGCTGAAATCGGTTCATCGTTGCCCAGAGCCCAGACCGCTGGATCTTCTCGACGAGGTCCACTGCCGCGGGCATGCGCGTCGGGTGCGTCACGTCGGGAGGCATGACGTACAGGGCGCTCAGCGAGCGGGCGATCTGCCGGAAGATGTTCGAGGACATGTCCGGGTAGCCCCACGCGGCTTTGCGGACCGTGCCCAGATGGATCTGTAGACGGTTGTGGAGGTCCTCCTCCCACGTCCCCTCAAGGAGGCGACGCCGCAAGCGCGTGTGCTCGATGCGCCGGATCTCGTAGGGCTCGCTCGAAATGACGGGGATTTGACTCATCCGATCCTCACCGCTTGCGGGACGTATAGCCGTCGCGTGACCAGCTCGACCGCACCATAACGCAGCGAGTCAATACCGTGTTTGTGCTCGTCGTCGTCGCCTTCCCAGAGGCGCAGGTCCTCGATCAACTGCTTGCACCGCGGGTGAACCGTGAAGTCGCCGCGGAGCATGGCGCTATGCAGAATGCGTGAGCCCTCGTAGATCGAGCCGGCGGGTTTCCACGCGGTATGGATGCGGAAGCCGAGCGTCCCGATGGGGAGCCGAAGCTCGCGCTCAAAACCCTGGATGAGCAGCGCGTTCGACTTCTTCCCGCCCCATCGCTTGCCGCCGTGTTTGCGGTCGCCGACCCAGCGGTCGACGCTCTCGATCCGCATGTTGTTCCGACGGAGCATCCCGAGGATGTCGCGCGCGTCCTGTTCCGGCGTCGTCGCGCCCGTGGAGATGCTCTGGTCGAGAACCCAGAACCGCGGGTTCCCCTCGACGCCCCCCTCGCGTGAGACGACGACCAGCGTCGCCACCTGCGAGCCGCCCTCGGACCCGTGGTCGATGCCGATGCCGACCTGGCATTCGCCCTCGGGCAGAAGGTCCGACGCGTGGATGGCGGGGTCGAACGCTTGAAACACGCGGCCCGCGGCGAAGCCGGAGTCCCAATCGCCGTGGATCCGCTGGCGGCGCTCCATCGGGAGGATCTGCGACTCGAGCCTGTCGATGTCAGCCTGCTCGAGGAGGGGGCGCCCACCGATGGGCGTCGTGTTCTCCACCGTCAGCGGGAAGTGCATGTCCTGCACGATCCCGCGCTCGGCAAGATCCTTGAGCCAGCCCAGAGGCGCGCCTACCGGGGTCAGCGTGACCGCGATGCGCCCGCGGTTACGCATGACGCGCGGGGCCAGCTCGGACCACACCTCCTGAGGAGGCGGCTCGTCGATGAGCACGTAGTCGATGGTTGACGAGGCGAGGCTGGGGGCCCCTTGGTTCACCGTGCGGATACGCAGAACGGACCCGTTCCGGAACCGGACGATAGGCACCTTGCCCTTGAAACCGCGACCCGGGATGAACTCGGTATCCGGATCGACGGCGTCTTTAGGCAATAGGTTCCAAAGCTTCTGTTGAATGCCGAGCGACTGCTCCCAGCTGACGACCACGATCCATGCCTCAATCGGCGCCGCCCGGACCAGCGTGTAGGGGTGCGCGCCGAGGCACCGATAGATGCAGTCGACGAGGCCCATCGTCGTCTTCCCGACCTGGTTCCCCGAGCGCGCCAGCTTGATGGGCGCCGTCGAGCTGAGGAAGGTGAGCTGCGGCTTCGTCGGCACGAAGTAGGCGAGCGGGTCCGCGACGGCTCGACGTTGCAACGTGTCGAGCCCGGTGGCGAGGGCCGCTAGGTTCACCCGTCCGTCCCGGTGACGAGACGCAGGGGAGCCCCGCCGCGCCGCATGGCGATGGCCTCCTCGAGGCGCTCGAGGTGGGGAGCGGGGAGCTGCGCGATGGCCTGCACGATGATGCCGAGGAGCTGCTCGTCGGACATGGTGTCGTCGGGACGGTTCGCCTTCTCGATCGCCGCGTCGAGGTCGACCCGCGTCTGGAGCGCCCGGAGCTTCAGCGCGGAGCAGGCTTGCCAGGAGCGCGAGTCGATGGCGTCCTGCGCCGCTTGCTCTAGCTGGACAAGTGAGGCCGTGAGGTATTCGATCGTGGTCATCGTCGGGGCGAGGGCCGCGTCGAGCTTCTTGTAGGCGCTGCGCTTGTTTGCGGCCATTTCGTCACCTTTTGGGTCAAATACCGTGGATAGCGAGAAAAAGTCGAGGCTAACGAG